TCTTTCATTGCTTCTTCAACTTTTTTATTTGCATATTCTTTAGATTTAGTTAAAGCATTTATAGTTGCTTGTTTAACTGCTTCTTCACCAAGAGAAGCAATTTTATTTTGAAGTTTTGTAAATTCTTTATAATCAATACTGCTTGACATTATGCTCCACCTTCTAATAATTCTAAAGGTAATACTGCATATCTTGAACGCATTTCAACATTTTCAGGTTGACCTTTAACAAGATAATCAATTCCATTAATAGTTAGAATATCTCCTGACTTAAAGTCATCCTTCCACCAAGTAGTATAACTTGTCTTGGTATTTACAATTGTTAATCCATTTGCATTAAGTTCACTTGTTCCTTTTTGTTTAAATTTGCCTCTTAAATTTGCTACTTCAACCACTTGTTTTTGGCTTCTACCATTGATCATGACAACCTGTGTTCTTTTTTGAATAGCAGGTGTCACAAACTCACGAATTGGAGCAGGATTATACATCTTGATCCTCACTATGTGGATGATTAATTCTTAAAGTAGCAATTAATGAAAGAGTTGTTGAAGTGAAATTTCCATCCTCAATCAGATCAGTAACGGCTTTTGCTAATAAATATTGAGCATCATTAGATGTTAAATAAGTATTTGAAATGCCTTGTTCATATAGCATTGTTTTAGCCATTTGAGTCCAATCTTGAACAAATTCATCTTGACCACTATCAGCCAAGTTTGTCATTGTACCTATTATATTTTCATTTGCCATAGTTCCACCTCCATATATTGAGAGGGCATTAATCGAAAGGAGCAAATGAAGAAACCAAAAACGAATAATGCCCTGTTTTAATTATTCTTATTATGCTGATTTAGTTACTGCAATGAAGCCATCTTTCTTAATGATATCTCCACCAAGATCAACGGTACCACGAATTGTAAGCATATTAGCAGCGAATTGATAATCTTCACTTACTTTAACTTCATAATCGCTGAATAAGTCTAATTCGAAGCATTCAGGTTGTCCATAGATCATGGCAACTCCTTCAGCAGATGCATCAGCAAGAGCAGTTAAATTTGGATTTAAACAATATCTTACTGATAATCCACCATCTTTAATTACACCTGTATTTGGATTTGAAGTATCAGGTGTGATTTCATAAACTGCTTGAAGAGTTGTATCACTTCTTACATCACCAAATGCTATTAAGTCTTTCTTTGTTAAGAATAACCAAGCATCACCATAGATAGTTTCATCAGATCCATAATTAAATGCAATCTTTCTTAATGTTGTATCATCAATTGCTGAAATTGCTAATCCTGTAGGTGTTGCTAATAGATCTGAATTTAAGATTGCAGTTGTAATAATATTTGCTGCTTTAACTCTTAATGCTTTTTCAGCACTATCAACGATTTTACCTTCATAATCAAGTGGTGATTGTTTCATAACTTGATTTGAAATTGCTGATAAAATACCATATGATGCAGGTGTAATTGTTACATATCCATATGTTGGATCACTTGAAGTAATAGATTGACCTTCAGTTTGAGAAGCAGCAGTTCCGATAGAAACTTCATATGCTACTTTATTTGCTCCCATACCTTCACAATTTACTACCTTAACTAAATCAACAATACTTGATACTTGATTAAATGTAGGTGTAATACCTTTTACTTCAGTTGGAGTAGCAATAGTTCCTGATGATACTAATGTTGCTCTAACTTCTTTAACATTGATTGATCTTTTTCCTGTTTCTTTAAATTTTGTTGCTCTTTCTAAAATTTCATTTTCGTTCATATTCTTTCCCTCTCTCTTTTCAAATTGTAAAAATGATTTTCTTTGTCCTTCAGGATTTCCTTCAGGCTCTTTTGGATCATCTAATGCATCTATTTGTGCTTCAACTTCTTTTAGTTCAGCCTCTAATTCAACCTTTTCAGCTTCTAATTCAGCAAGAGAATCACCTAATTCTTTTAATTCGGCTTCATCTTCCGATTTTTCATTCTTTTCCTTGATGTCCTCTAATTCTTTATCGATTTCATCAAGTCTTTTTTGACATTTAGCCTTTTGTTCTTCTAAAAATGCCTTTAATTCCATTTTCTTACCTCCATAAGTTTCATTTTGTTTCTATTTCTCAACTTTAATAACGAAATGTGTCTTTCGGTCTCCACCTTTTTATTACGAACATTCTCCAATGCCTCGTATGACCTTGCGTATATTTCAGTTAAATTACCATAAGCACCATTAG